CCTTGCATCTGGGAGTATGATACGGAAGGAAGTACCGCAAATGTTTTGCCACTCAACCATCTCTTGGTCTTGTGCTGACTTGTCTTCGGAAAACATCATTTCGTTGAGGGTGTTGATTGCTTTCACAGTCTCGTCTTCGCCGTTGCGGCTGACATACTGAATGGGTTCACCGCACAGGTAGCCGACCTTGAAGGACACTATTTCATTCGCTCTATTTTCTATAATACGATTGCAGATTTCGGGGCGAACATCTTTGGTTCGGGAGAGAATGGGCTGATTACCACGGTAGTAATTCCACAGATACTCAATCTCGGTGCGGTTGGCGTTGTGCTTCAACTGAGCTTTACCAAGCACGTCCAAGACATTTTCATCTGTGACTTCGGTAACGTCAGACAGAATTACCCTCCGCCCAAAAAAGGCGTTTGTTGCCATCGTCAGCCCTCCTTTCTCGAAAATAAAAAAGTGCATAACTACTCCGAGGACTAAAACCTCGTGCAATCATGCACCTAACTTCATATTATAACTATAATACAAGATATGGTATAAGTCAATAATACTATCCACAATATATATTAAAATATTGTTATTATATCAGTTTACCCAAGGAAAGTCAACGATAATCACCAAGGGCGGCGAAAAACCTCCACTTGTGTTCCTCTCATACTGTCAATATAATCCACCAACATTGCGATTGCGTCCGGAACATCATCGTGCTTGTTCTTTCCTGCCATTGTGTAGCCACAAAGCATATCCATAGCTTTGTGATACTCTTTGTGACTCTTACAATAGTTTTCGTCCTTGAAAAGAAAATGTTCTTTAGCATATCCCGAAGAAACAATAATACGAGTTTCCTTGTTTGCTGTTGTAAATTTGGTTGTTATTTTTGTAATGCCGCCTTTCTTCCTTACCTCGTCCTGCACCTTTTGAGCAACCCTACCACCAGCGGAGTTTGACTCAAATCGGGCAGAATGAACGTGATGCTTCAGTAGTCTTTCGACAAGCCGTGCTTCCACAACATCGGGGTTACTATTATCGCATACAAAATCTTCGATAAAGAATTGCTGTCCGTACTGATAAACAATCGGCATTACGCAAAAATCTGTTCCTCTATCTTTTGTGTCACACACGGCAATCACAGCGTCCGGGTCTGTGTCGGGTAGTTCAAAATATCTCTGCAGTTCATCAGAATTGTAAAGAAGTCCGTCTCTCTCTATTGGCTCGTTCATGTACAAAGCTCTCCAGCTCACATCGTCCATAATATCTCTCTGCTCCCGGTAGAAGCTTGTGTTGAATCCGACACCGTAGGCATAATCAAAATTCGATTCGTCCTGTTCGTTCATTGCTGGTACGACAATAAACTTTGCCCTGTCAGAATCTCCATACTGATTTTCCAGCCGCCCTATAACATCGTGGACAGACCAACGAGTGGCAATATGAAGCTCCTTGCAGTGGTCTCCGATTTTACGCTGTCTAAGGTCAGTGGTGTAGGTTTCCCATAATTTATCAAGACGCTCCTTTGAGAGAGCAACTTCGATACCACTAACTAAATCATCACAATAGAGGAGCGTTGCCGCACGATACAGGCCAGCGTTACCAGTTCCGATAGAGGTAAACTCCAAAGTCTCGAAACGCTGACGCTTGTCGAGGTCGATACGGCAGTCCTTCGCATTGGTGCTTGAGACCTGTATATTCGGGAATACATCTTTCCACAGGTAATCCCCATTCGGGTCGATGATTCGCAGACACTCGTCATATACCCCTCGGACGAAGGAGTTCGAGTGAGAGCCTGTCAGCATAGGTTCGTTGGGGTTCTTTCCTCCGAGCCAAGTGAGATAGAAGATAGCCAGCGTGGTCTTTCCGCAACCCGGAGGGAGAGAGACTGCCAACAAATCCAGTCTATCGTCTGCCAGCTCTTGCAGTGCGTCAACGACTTGTTTGAGAATTTTACGACGAGGAGGGTAGAACTTCTTGGAAGGTTCTCGATTTGACTCGGTATAAAGTAAATACAAGTGGAAGGAGTATGGCGCACCTACCAACATTACTGATTTGTGAAGCAAGTACATTTTCTTCATATCCTCATCGGAATCCAACCGGGGGATTACCGTTTCCATTCGGTCAGACAAAAGCAATAAATATTCAACACCCAAAGCAATATTGGTTTTCATTGCTTCTTTGCAAAAATCTCTCAAATCGACATACGCTTGATAGTCTGTTGTTGTCAGTACCTTTTTGTATATTGCGTTTAGAATTTCTCTCATACTTTATTCCTCTTCGACAGTCAGTTCGTAACCATCTTCTGGTAAGAGTGTATTTCGAGGAACGATAGCTATTTTATAATCAAGTACACAAAGTAATTCTTGTAGTTTTGTGATACTAATGTTTTCTTGGCTTAAACGCTCACTAACAAGGCGAGGTGATTTACTCAACCTGTCTGCCATTAGGTTGACACCTATTTCCTTGGTTTTCATTATTTCTCTAACTGCGTATCCTGTTTTCATGTTGCTTCCTCCTTTGTTTTCTCAAGTATAGCACGAATATATCCGAATTGTCAAGATATATCCGAATAAAAGCCTTTTTTTATTTTTCGAGGGGAAAAAGGGGAAGATTTTTTCACGCAAGTTCCTATATAGAGAGTGTCTTTTATTATTTTTTTCTATACATAAAGCTCTGTAAAAATATTCCCCTTTTTCCCCTATTTTGTATTTATGTCAATAGGTTTTTGTATTATTTTCATTTTTGTATTTATGTCAATAGGTTTTTGTATTATTTTTTTCTATACATAAAGCTCTGTGAATTTCTTCCCCTTTTTCCCCTAAAGTAGTCCTTTTTGTTTTTTAGGGTCAGTTTCATCGGTGGAGAGAAGGGTATCTAAATCCCATGATTCTTTATCACCAGTGTATTCCACTCTCCATTTTTCAGAAGAACCCTGTTTGTCTCTAACTATCACTTCGCACCCCATAGCTTCTACCATTTTAACAAATACGTCCAACCTCATTTCGTTTTTTCCACGATTCAAGTAACCTGTGATGTTTGTTTGGCTTTTTCCTATATCCTCTGCCAACTTAGATTGACTCCATTCACGAAGATGCAGAATTTCTTTAACTATTTCTTTTCCTGTCATGGTTAATACCTCCTTTTCTTGATATGATTATAGCAAATACCTTTTTGTATGTCAATGCGTTTTTGTATTATATGCCTTTTTATTTTTTTGGGATATTTAAGCCACTCCCTGCACCGGGGGGGTGGCTTTTGTATATCCCCCTCCGGGGGCATGCCTGGCTGCTTCACGCTTAATCTTGATTAAGCTTTGCATGAACCTCGACACGGTAAACACAACACAAGCAACACCAGGTAAGCAGTAACCGCAACACAAGCAACACCAGGTAAGCAACACCAGGTAAGCAGTAACCGCACAAGCCCCAACACGCCACGCAAGCAACGCACCAGGGAAGCAGGAATAGGGCATAAAGAAAGCCCCGGCTATGTAAGCCGAGGCGGTAGCTCTTTACTATTTAATTACTTTGGTTGAGTACTTCACTTAATATACAGAAAGGCAAAATCAAAATACATATAATAATAAACAATTATTTGCACCCCCTTTGCTATGCGTCTGTAAAACTCAGTTTACTGCTTCGTGTATCGCGGACAGAACACGGCAATATGCGCTATTGATTAATATACTATCTCGTGTTCGCTGCTCATCCGATGGATTAAGCAATATATATTGATGTAAATTTTCGCTTTCTTCCATATCCAGTTTGCTAATAATGTCACATATCTCTGCAAATGTGATTGTTTTCATTGTTATATCCTCCACTCATTGAAATGTAAAACGCTTGGTTTCTGTTGTCTTAGTGTATTGTGCGGCTATATCCGGCAAATCCTTTTTCAATGCTGCAGTATCGATGCGGTTAAATGTGACGGCTTTATAGGTGGCTTTGTGTTCGTTACCGATTAATATATCGGTCTCGTGTTCCTCCATATATCTTTTAATTTCATCTTTCAAGCCGTCAACCATGTCGGAGGCTTCCTCCATTATCCTAGTGTATTGTGCCAGTTCTCTCATAGTGCTATCAATATTTTTCATTGTTTACGCCTCCCTTTTTACTTTCAAAACGTGCACCAAAACAGGTATATATAGCACGTTTGCTAATTTCTACCATCTCGAACCATTCCGGACACATTGCTAATTTTTCAAATTCCCTTGGTGTATATAATTCATTACCTGCAATAATACCGTTTGGCACACCTTGATGGTGGTTATTCCATGTATACCGGGTTTCGTTGTCGTATTTTGCTTTTACTCTATAATATTTCATTTTCTATACCTCCATACTTTCAAATCTTGCACCGAAAAACCAATATATTTTCTTTTTCGATACCTCCACCAATTCCATAAAAGCCGGGTTCAGCGGTTTTACTCTATAATATTTTTTCATGTTGTCTTTTCCTCCAATCTATAAAAGCACTGTTCGAGTGTTTCAATATTCCAGCGTTTACCCCACTTTTTAAGCTCATTCATACACTCCATAACAGAACCCCGGAAAACATAAGGATTTGAACCGTTCACAAATTCAAAATGTATCATGCTTTTTTCAGTGCTGATATAGAAAGCGGTATATTTCCCGGTGTCCGGGCGGTTATTATAGTATGAGAAATCGTTTTCCAGCTTTTCAAACGTTTCGGGTTGTCCCTGTAAAAAGGCATTTTCCCATATACCTAAACTATAAAAATCGTTTTCCGGGTTGAGCTTGCAAGGAATGAAAAGCACGTCAAAACCATTTTCATATACCTTTTTTGCGGTTGTCTTGTTTACTCTTTCCAGCTTGCTAAAATTGTACTTATTCATAGATAATACCCCCCTTTCATTATGCATTTCTATATGTGTAGTTTGTAACCGTTCTATAGCCGTCTATCATTTCGAGTTGTGTCTCATCTTCGGAAATACCCGCCCATTCACAAACAAGCTTCTTGTAATCTTCATCGTTTCGGGCTTGGGAATCCGCTATAATATAGCCGCCGCACGTGTTTATTTCCTCTCCTTTTTCGTCAAGGTCTATTGTGTAAAATTCTTTTCCCGCACCTAACCATATTTCGCCGTAATGCTTTACGCCATTACCATAATGTTCTGAGCAGTAAACCATTCGCACATAATCACCTTGGGAATAGCCCGTTGCGTCGTCAGTGCACCAGTGTTTACCGGTTTTGAAGGTTAAATACTCGGCGGCCGTTTCTTCGGGGAAAGCTTCTGCTTGTGTTTCGTAATTCCTCCATGGTGAGTTAGGTTTCTCGTTACAAGCCTTTAACCAATCTTTAATTTCTTTAATTCGGCGGGTATTGTGCATATTATCAACTAGCCCTAAATCAACCAGCATTGCTCCAACACTTGAATATTGAGCATAGACAGACTTGTTGACAATATCCTCATACATTTCAAGCAGGTTTTCAATTTCGCCTTGTATTTTCAGATATTCATTTTCATTAAATCCGCCTGAATTTCGAGATTGAGCGACAATGAATAAAGTATAGCAATAATCTCCTCCAGCAGCCGTTAGTCCGTCGTCGTCAAAGTAAAAGCTAAAATCTGATTGTTCTGGTGGTACTTCTCTGATAATATGCTTAATTTTCTTATTCATTTTATTTTTCCTCCTTTTCTTCGTCTTCGCTATCTAAAATCTCTTGAATATCGTCATTGTAAAAAGCGTTATTGTTATCAACACAATATTCCGCTATTTCTTCGATGTCGATATAATCGGATAATTCATAGCTTTCAATGCTTTGCAAATTGCCGCGACCGTCAAACTTGAAATAATCCGCCGTTGGTTTGAAATCGCCGTAATAAATACGACATGCTAACCAATAAGCGTCTTGTCCTTCGGCTATCATATCCAAATCGTCAATAGTGTAAATTTCATCGTCAAAGGCGTTTACTTCGCTTTTGTATTCATTACCAATGCTCAATAATTCGCTATCAGTCAAGCCCTCAAGCACTTCAACAATCAATTCTTTCTTATTCATTTTGAAACCTCCTCAATATGTTTGTGCTTCCCAAAATGCTTTGCCGCCACCTGCTATATCGAAAAGCAGTAAAAAGCTATTCACATGGCGCATTGTTGTCGCACTGTAGCCATCCCATAAGCGGATAAATTCGCCGTTTTTCGTTATTTTGCAAACTTCAGTATTATAGGATAGTAAAACCTTTTCGCCGTTGTCCTTTTCGATAACTCTTGCTTTGCCGTAATAGCTCTTGGCTCTGTCATTTCCCATTGGGGATAATTCGTAAATTTTCATTTTGAAAACCTCCTTATGTTAGTAATATGTTTTTGTATTTATGATTATATAATAACGCTTTTTTGTATTGATGTCAATACTCTTTTGTATTTATTTTTGCTTTCATGACATCCAAACAATAATTCCATCTTCGCAAATTTGAATGTAACCATCGCTAATTGCGTCAAGAACTGCAGAAACGTCCTCGAAAAAATCGACACCAAACTCCTTGCAAAGCACGTTGTAAATACCTTTTGGTGTTTTTGCATTTGTCTTGATTTCCGCCATTTTTGACCATGTTCTTGATTTTACCTCGTTCATTTTCATATTGTTGTCCTCCTTTATTAAATAATTCCTTCATCTTCTAAGCACTGCCTAATCCCGTCGTAGGTCTCATAAACTCTAGATGTGATAGTAGGTAACATTACCTTTTCGCCGCTTCTCTTGGTGTATTCCTTGTCCTTAGCGACTATGTTTTTTCTAACGACTAAATAACATGTCTCGTCTCCATAGGTGTTATTCTCTAATAGTACAAATCCTAAAGCCTCATCTACTATGCACCACTTGTTTGTATAGCCCTCAACTTTATAATCAACGCCACGTTCTAACTTTTTCATTTTTTGTTTCCTCCTTTATGTTTTTGTGATTATGGTTATAGTATATTCGGATATATGCGAATTGTCAACATGTTTTTCGTAAAATTTTCGGATTTTTCCGATTTCTTTTTATTGTCCCTGTTCTGTTAGGAAAAAGTGCCTAAAAATCAAAAAAATCAAAAAAATCAAAAAAAAAAAAAAAAAAAAAAAAAAAAAAAAAAAAAAAAAAAAAAAAAAAAAAAAAAAAAAATCGAAAGTCGTTTGAAAGTCGTTTGAAAGTCGTTTGAAAGTCGTTTGAAAGTCGTTTGAAAGTCGAAAGTCGTAAAAGTTCCATCAAAAAAAGGCACAACAATACCACCCAACCAGCATAACTGCTGAATGAGTGGTATAGTTGAAAGTCGCAAAAGTCGATAACTCCACGGAAAGTCGCAAAAGTCGCAAAAGTCGTAGAAGCTCGTTAAAAGGCTCTGTAAGGCGTTCTAGCGTCTAGAGTAGTATTTATACTAAAAAGATATAAAAGTCGCTCTATGGGCCTCACAGAGCCTCACAGGGGTATCCTAGTCCTCGTCGTTACCTACATCTGTCAATTTCTTCTGCTGGTCAGCTGCAATATAGCGTTCTCTGATAGAATCAGCGTCGTATTCGTTTTCGTTCTGCTGATTAGGTGTGAGAACGTATTCGGTCTTGTCTTGATAGCCATAATTGTTCTTTCCGAGGAAGATTCCACTGACCGGATTTAACTTGCCGGAGTTCATGTAAGTTTCCCATAAATTTTCCATCAAATTGTATGCTTTTTTAATCGTGTCCTGTACGTTAGGCGGCAAATCCGGGGTAGAAATGCCCTTATTGCCTGTTTTTATCTCCCATAACCTACGTCTATCCATATTCAGTGCCATAGCCATACCAGCTACCGTAGGCTTCATATCATTGGAAGCGTATAACATGAAAAATTCGTTGATTCTGCTCTGAACAGCGTCAATGTCTTTCATGTCTATTTTTTCCATGTTAAACAGCACCATGTTTACTCTCATAAATTTAGCATTGTCACCCGGTTCAAGGTTATAACCATTCATACCAATGACAGGGGAGTTGCCACCTCTCGGCTTTCCCTTTTTCTTGACAGGTTTCTTTTCTTTCTCCGTATCCACTGGTTCCTCAGCCAACAGTTTATCTAAATCCATTGTAATTCCTCCTTATTTGTGTTAGGGGAAAAAGGGGAATATTTTTCGCAAGCTTCTCTATGTGTATTAGTTATTCTATCTTTCTTTTTTCTATACATAAAGTCTCGTCAAAAACTTCCCCTTTTTCCCCTAAATCGTATAGACTAACGCTTTTTTGTATTAATGTGTTTTTGTATTAATGTGTTTTTGTATTAATGTGTTTTTGTATTTATGATTTACGATAGCATTATAACACCACTTGCTGCAGGTGTAACATCAATAGATTTGAAGTAAAAGTCACCTTGATTTTTTACAACATTATATCCTCGAAGCTCCATCTGAGAATAAAATTTGCTCGAACCAAGTGGGGAATATTTGTGGTCACTCTTGCTGCACCATCTTGTGTATGCTGCGTAAAGAGTTCCCCGAAGTATTTTCTCATCTTCTCCAGTAGTGCAACACTCTTTGATAAAGTTGTTTATCCTGTCGAAGCGGTCACGGTAATTT